ATTGTTTCCATAAGTTACCTTCGGAATGTAATAGATCGTACTGGGTGATATAATTTAATTCGTTCATTGTGATGTCCTATTTAATTAAAACATTCTTAAATTGTTTGGTTACTGCGTCATATCTCCAGAATTTATTAGGCTTAAGAATGTCTATAATTTTGTTTTGCCTAATCAAATCTTTTTCTTTTTGTCTTTTATGATATTTACTATCATATTCAAATACTACATTGTGTTCTTTATCATACCCATCTAGATAACATAATATCTCATCGGTATGTATTTGGTAATTAGGAATAAAATTAAATCCTAATCTGTTCCATTTTTCTAACATTTCTATTTGTCCTTTATCAACAGCCATTCCTAACCATTTAGTTTCTGATAATGCTTTTAGATGTTTTTTTCTAACATCTGGCCTATGCATTGCACTAACTATAGAAGGACATTTTTTATTTTTATTCCAAGGAACTATTCCTTTATGCGACAACGATAGTTTTTCTTTAGTTTCTTTAGTTAATTGTTTTCCATACCATGGTGCATTAACTCCACTATTCGCTATTCGTATCTTTTCCGTAGTTTCTTTCCATCGTTCACTACAATTAATTAATTTCAAATTAGATCTTCTATTATCCAATCTATTATTATTTATATAAATAATCTCCATACCATCTGGTATTGATTTTATAATTAATTTAAACATCCTAATTAATTTTTGTCTAGATTTCTCACAATATACCCCCGTAGTTGGATATTTGTCTTTCGTAGGAAGAAACCATTTAAATTTTGATAATAAATCATAATCCACATCGTCAACCAATATGATGCCTTTATTATTTGCTAATATTATTTCTTTCATTTAAATAATTTGTTATTTCTTTCAACTTTGTAGATACCTTTTTTTAAAGGTTTATCTTTATTTTCTTTAAAAACATATCCAATATTGTAATAAATAGTGTTTACATTACTTTTTATAACAACATCTAATAACTCCACCGTAAAAAATGCTATATTCTTTTTATCTATTTGACTCATTTGTTTTAAATCATCATCAAAGATGTAAACTGATTTAAATTTAATGAAGGGTTCTTCCTCGTTTATTTTCTCGCACATAAATTACATGGTGTATTGTTAAGGACTGACCGGCGACAATTAAACTTAGAATTTTCCTCGTTTAATTTATATTTTATTATATCATCACAATCTGGACATCTACGACACCATTGCCCATCTTCATTTTGCCACATCTGTGATTCGTCTATAGTTATTTTAACAGTGGTGCATGTGCAACATAGTTTGTTTTCTTTAACTACTAGTTGCAATAACTCCCAGCCCTTTTCATTATTTTTATATACAACATTTTTCCCACATCCACTACATTTTCTTACCATATTACCACATTTATTATACCAACATTTATCAGGTAGTGGTTTACTGGTATCAATTAATGTAACTTGTTTAACCACAATAGGTAATTCTTTATGGATATTATATTGTCGTACCCATTTTCGTATTAATTTCTTACCCCATTTCTCACTTATATTTGTGTTTTGTAATATACTTTTCCACCACGAATATGTTCTAACTTTTTCACTTTTATATTTAAAATCCAATGTACCATTAATTAATAGTTTTATATTTTCTAATATTACCAATTGAATTGGGATTGCTATGGTTGGTTTAATATAATTATATAATTCATCAAATTGTTTAACTAAAGTATCGTAATCTATCTCATCATCAATAGTATGTTCCCAATCCTTATATTGTTGGATATCACTAGTTAGGAAAGCATTTTCCTCGTTATCATGTGATTGAGTTACATCATCGACGAATCTCTCACGATGTTTTTTATGTTTATTACCATTTTGCCATATCCTTCGTTGCATTATCAGCTGAACATATGAACATCGTTTTGCACCACGATTAGGATCAAATGGACATTTTTCTATTGCTTGTACTGTGAAAGTTATAATTTCTTGGGTTAATTCACCCCATGCAAATCCTATATCATTCCAATTTGCATTGGTTTGAAACGATGTCGCAATGATTTTGAAAGCGGGATATAAAACTTCTTCAAAAACCGTAAACTTATCTTGTTGTGGAGTATTTTTATCAAAATACAGATCAAACGCTGCATCGTGTATTTCATTCCAGAACAATGTTTTTGTTTCGGTTATCGGCATAATATTATAAATAGTATGTGATTAATTATTTAACAAATCATTGCGTTTATCCAAATCATCGGTGTCAATATAATTGAACAGTATTTCAATGGTGTTACTATTCATTATAATGTTTCAATAAATTCGTTTGTCAATTCTCGTTTGGTCATGATATATTCTGTTAATCCGGAACCAACAATACCGTCTTCAGTTGATTCTATTGTTTCTGAGAGTTCGGCATAGAAACCTTCTTTAGATTTATCATTTAACCAAGTAGCCATTTCAATTGCTATTTGGGTATTAGCATCATTAAGAATATCTTTTATTACTGTATCATCAATTTGCAATTCCACTTTCATATTATTAAAATTGTATTTTGGATGAGGAGAAAATGAAATCAGACGATTTATATTTCACATTATTATTAAATTTAAACCAACATAGAGCTAATGCACATACATCATCGTCATGTCCTGGTTGCGTACCAAAGAACAATGATCCATTTCTATATTCATATTCAAACTCATTCAATTCCGCTATTAATTTAGTTAAATTATTAGGTATTAATATTAATTTATTTTTAATTGCAGTAGCTAATCCTTGGATTAATTCTTGTTTGGATTGATGTGTTATGACAAATTCCTCCATTTTATGCATACCCAATTGTTTTAAATCGGATATTACAACATCACCTACACCTGTACGATCAGCAATTGATGGTGTATCTCCTACTATTTCTCGTATTTTTGTTTTGGTAATAGGCCATGGGAGTTGAAAGTTATTATAACTACAGATTTGTTTATCCTTATTTAATCCTATTATTGAGGTAAAATCAGCTCTAGATGCTAAATCAATACCATAACATACTACTGTTTTATCTATTACTAATCCGGGATCAATTAAACAAGCATTAATATCACCGAATGGACTACCTGATCCTTGAATGATTTGAGCTAATATTTCTTGTTGATATGCTGGATCATTTACATCGCCATTCTTTAATTTAATTAATTCTTCAGTTGGAATAGTAGGATTATCAAATGTTGGACCTGTAAAACCAATCCATTCTTTATCAGTACCGGATATAGCATTATGATATAATTTACTAAAATAATTGGTATTACCTTGAGGAGTTGATATGAAGAAACATTTACCACTTCTATTAATCAATGTTGGTTTAATCTCATATGTCCATTTATATTCCAAATCACGAACCAATGAACATTCATCAATAATAACTAAATCATATTCCTTTGATCTAGCTGATCCGGGAGTATCTAATGTAAGGAATTCAATGGATGCACCATTAATCAATTCAATTATTTTATCTTGTTTAGAATTATTTTTAATTAATGGTGCTAATTTTAAATTTAATTCATCCCATATTGATTTCATTTTTTGGAATGATGGAATACAATATGCTATTTTAAACCCTTTTTTCTTTATTTTTAATATACAGAGATTAGTTACCATTACGGTTTTACCCCAACGGCGACCAAAACAACAAACGAAATATTTGTGTTTGTTATATAAATCAACAATTGCTTGTTGAGATTTATGAAATCCGATATTAATTTCTATCTTTTTAGCCATTGGATTCCGTTGGCTTATCAACTTGATTTATATTAATATTAACATCAACGATATTATCTTTAACAATATCAATTAATTTTGCGATACTATCATATGTTGCTAATACAATCTTATCATTGACTCCTTCATTACGGGCAATGATACTATTATAACCATCTAATATTGATTCCTTAGTATAAACACCATTTAGAGCATCTACAATCTCCTGTTGGAATTGTTGATTACATTGGAATATAAGTTTCCTACGGATTGTTGATTCCTCATATCCATATTTACGCCAATATTCATACTTATCCTTTGAAGTACCCTTTTTTAGTAAAAGAGTATCAATGAATGTACGCTTAGCCAATATCATCTGTTCTTTAGTTAATATCACTTATTTTAACTTTCTGTTTCACTTCTCACGACCAAAAATGAAGTCGTAATCCTTCGCTGAAAAGATCTTATTTGGTATATCATCTTCTCGTTTAATGACTTCTATAGCCTTAGTTAAATCAATGCCTAACTGATGTATATCCGATTTAAATTGATCTATATCTATTTGTTCCATATTTTTGGAGCCCCTACTTAGTATCTTCGTTAGGGCATTACTTTATAATAAATAGTTACTTTGTTTAATATTTGACCATTTGAGGTGTTTTTTATATAAACCAATGCTTCTGGTTAGAAATATTTTCAAGGTTGTTTCTCCTATTTTGACATTCTGAACCATGCTTTTATATGGTGATGTCATATTAGTATTATTGCGTCTTGTGACATATTGTAGTTTTCCTTCAAGCAATTGTTTTATATTATTAAGCACTATTAATTTACTACCTTTGAGTTTTGGAGTAATATAGTTATAATAATTGTTAAAATGTCTTATTAGGTCATTAAGGTCTTCGTTATCTTCTACAGGTGGAGTAGTTAAGGTATCTAGTAGTGATGACTCCTCATTAGTACTATCATCTAAGGATTGGAATCTATCACTTCGTTTCTTATGTTTTTTACCTAGAGCCCAAATAAACCTATTCATTACGAACCAAACATATGACGATCTACTTCTACCTTCTTTGTGTTTATATGGATTATTAGTAATGGAGTGTATAGTATAAGTTATTACTTCCTGTGTAATCTCATCGTATGATAATCCAATTTTACTCCAATTGTTATTTTTGAGAAATGATTTTACTAATATTAGTAAGGCGGGATATAATATTTCGTTAAAAGCTATTTCTTTTTTGTAATCCGGGGTTGATTTATTGAAAAATATATCAAAGGCGTTATCGATATCGCTATCCCACCACTTAATTTTAGATTTTTGTTTCATTTTTAAGTTATTTTAATTGAACCATCCGGATATAATAAGTAAATGCCCATATCAATTAATATGATACCTTTTTCCACAATGAATGATATACCTTCTTTCTTAACTTTTAAGCGATCATATAACTTGATCCTTTGTTGCATTTCTTCTTGATACTCCTCCGTTGTTAATTTTTGTTTTGCTCTGTAATTTTTTTGATAATCCGGATGCGTTTTACGCCATTGTTTTCGATAACCTTTTAGTTTTTCTTGATTGATAACATTATATTTCTTATTATATTCTGTATAATAAGATCTATGCGTTTTTCTATATTTCGCTTGAAATTCTTTTTCGTTGTACATATTAGGTTATTTTTTTATTTATAAATAACAGTCTAACTCTATCAATTTCTTCTTTCGTTGGAGTTGATATATGAGCAGTAAGTTTTGTTGTGTTATAGTTTATTTTAGTGTTATATTCATCAGGCAAATTCCGTATAAACACCATATTAGATAAATAAAAATAAACTATACCATCTTCAATGTGTTTATTTACATCAATATCATCTAGATATCCACCATAACACATTTTATATTCTTCATCATTAAACCATAACCACATTTTAAGATCTAATATTTCTTGTATTCGTTTATATCCATTATAATGTTTCTCATCTATACCAGTATCATCAAATTTCCATCGTTTTGATTTTGTTTTAACTTCTACAATAATAACTCCTGTGGACTCGTTATAACAAACAAAATCAAAATGATGTGGTCCATCTGATACTCGTTGATATATTTGATAACCATCCGCTTCTAATGTTTTTATAACATATTGTTCACCTAAAGTTCCTTTTTTTGTAGTAGTCATTTCTAAAAATGGAGTAGTCATATTAATTGAATTTAGTTGTTTCTGCTCCAAAACTAACCCAGTTTGTTCGTTGTTCACGACTGAAATAATCTAATCTACTTCCTATAGTAATATCTTCTACCAATTTATAAAACAAATCTGGTTTACGAGAATGTTGCCGGCGTGGTTCTCGTATGATATCCCTAGTTGATGTACCTTGTATTGTTGGTTTACCTTTAGTTGCTAATAAACAAAACTCACATTGCATCCTTATGGTTGATCCCATACCCATCTTTTCTTTATCCCATACCATAGTTGCTTTATAGTTTAATCCCCACTTGGTTAATAAATTGAAAGCATCTAGTAAAAACGCATGTGTAGTCCATAAAAACACTACCGAATCATCTTTAATCGGTAATACAATATCACCAATCTTATCAATACTCATCTCCGGATATGGATTTGCTACTCTACTGGTTTCTGGATCATATTCCCTACCATATGGCCACGGCGGATCTATTACTACCACATCGTACTTATCCGTTATTACCAAATTTTCCTTAGCAATTGATTCTTTTATTCCTTCAATTACTTCTTTTCGTTTTTCTATCTTTTCTATTTCTTTTAATCCCTGAATAGTAACATCACCACTTATCAATTTATCTAAATTAGTTACATCTTTTGTTACAAATCGTTTAGCATCCTTAACATATGTGCCACCAACTTTTAATATTTTACCAACTTTAGCAGCAGAATTACCCTTATCTAATTTCTGTGAGGACAATTTGTCCTCACAGATTGGCTTACGAATTTGATTCTTTTTACTTTCTTCTTCCACCATTGGTAATACTTTAAGTGCTAAGCCAGCTTTTTGACTGGGAGTTAAATCTCGACGAATTGAAGTGGAAAACATAAAGGATATTGGACTATCCCCTTTATATTCATCAAATTTACATTCAATATCTAATTCTTTGGTAATTTTATATCTATGCCAACCATCCAATACTTTACCTTCGTATAGATAACAGGGAAACTGTTGACCATTTACTTGGATATCGTTCTTTAACTCCTGATATTGTTCTTCTACCATTTTTGGTAATAATTTACCAACTTCGTGTTGTTCGTAATTATTCATATAAAATTAATTTTTAATGGAGTTAATGGCTTCGTTAATTGAACTAAGTAGTTTATTATCAACTACTTGGAACTTACTAATCCGGTTTCGAATTATCTGTTTTTGTTCATCACTGAACTTTACCGCCATGTTGAGCCAGCAAAGATAAACAACATCAAATACTTCTGATATCATTTTGTTTTTATATTTTCCCATCGTTAAACGAAAATCATCTAATGGATCAATTGGTGCCGTTGGAGTTACAACATCAATTAATTTACAGCAATAATCATCACCAGCCATCCAATAACCTAATCCGCGTAAGTTTCTGGCTAAGAAACCGTAGATCATTACGCTATCTCGGCCCTGGAGTTTTTCTTGTTGTGTGATATGATCCGCAATTGCGGTAATGGAGTGGAGTTGATCGCCTGCGGCGACATACTTATCGATCATTTGAATATAATACATATAATTTCTCTTGTACTTTTTTTGTTAATCCCGGCTTCATTTTATTGAAGAAACTGTACAAGAGTTTTCACCGGAATTAACAAAATTCTTTTTAATATCTCCTGTACAATAAATAACTATTATATCAAAAGCCCAAAATCACATTTATTTAATAATATTTTCATTTAGTTTATAAAGTATTGTGAATTAGATATTTACGCATAAAAAAATACTATCAGTTTATGATAGTATTTAATAATCCCGGAATAATTAATGCAAATAAAATCCGCTTGTAGAGGTTGGATCTACAAGCGGATAACTTATGATAATTAATGTATTAAACTATGTTTTAAATTCTTTATTTCTTATAATATTCCAACATTTATCTTCTTCTTTATTTATTTTAATTGGAGTATCCGAAAATAATTCTTTTAAAATTGGATCACCACCGGATATCCCATATGCTTTGATCATTTTATTGATATATTTTAATTTTTGTTTATTCATAACTATTATAATTAAAATAATTCGGCTTAAATTCCGGAATTCGTGAATAACTTTCTTCAGTATCTTCACGATATTCCGAACTTTCTAATATTGAATTATTATCCAATGATCCATATGAATTACTCATATATTCTAAATATTCAGTTGTATTCGAGTTCATATTCTTCTATATCCTTTTTGTTTTACAACACTAAAGATAGTTGGAATATTTAGGAATTACAAATTACTTTATCGATTCTTTTACAAATTAAAAAACCGCTACAAAAATTAAATTGTAGCGGTAATTATATTTTTAATAAACTTGGGATTAATTAGTAATATTACATTAAATATACTCGGATTATGAAAAATGGATCAAATAATTTGTTTATCTTCTTTTTCTAATTCCACTTTCTTAATTTGAATAAAGGTGTTAATATCTGATAGCGGAACATTATAGATAAATGGCTTTTCTTCATAATTTAACCGAATATTATATAAACCATCTCGTTGACGAATGATATCATATCCTTCACGCATTGCTCTACATTTAATTTTTTTTATTTTACTCATAAATTGTGTTCTTTCTTATGACAATCTTCACATAAACACACAAGTTTATCTATATTAGTTATTTCTTCGCCGTGGAAAGAATAATCTGGATGGTGAACATGAAGTGGGATTTCTAAGTAATCTGGAGAATCTGGATTCCAACAATTAGAACACTGAAAACAAGAGGTAAACTTAACATGCTCAGAGATTAGACGCCAATACCAAGTATATAGAAAAAAATCATATGGAAGCTTTTTAATAATAAATGGAATTTTGTTTAAAGAAGAATCAATTCTATTATACGCATCAACCATAAAACAAAACATATTCTCAGTAACTGATCGTGCGGTTGGCCAATAAACTAAGAATCGGTCAGCAAAACACATAGTATACTCATATGACGAAAAATTTTTCTGTATTGTTAACATATCATAAGTGGATAGATAATCCTTATAAGATTTTTTATAGTAATTCATAATTTATATTATTTCTATAACAAATGTGATCGTTTCATCATTCTAATCGCTTTAGTTTGTTTTAATAGTTGTTTTAATTCTTTATTATAATATTCCATTTGTATAATATGTTCATCCTTAAACTTATTAAATTCTTTCTTAAGCGATCTATATTCATCCCATTTACCTGTATTATACGACTTGTGCCTTAATGTGGTTAATTCCGATTTCCATTTATTAACCCTATCAGTAAATCCGGATATGTTATATTGATGTTGTTTGCTATCTTGTATAAACTGTTGATAATCAACATTCCCGGTTTCATCTACTGCCATTTTATTTTTGAATATTAATTCAAAACCAAGCAATTCTAAACTCCGTAGTTGTATAAAGGATAAGAATTCATTTATTTTAGTGGTATCCTTAGCAAAAATACTACACCCATCATATTCGTAGGCTATAATAACTCCCAATACAGTGGCTTTATTATATAAACTAGGATCTAACATCAACTTAGCTTCATACATCTTACCTATATTTGACCCTGTTTTCTTTAAATCGCCCTTACGCCAATCCTTGAATATTAAAGGAAATTCCCTTTCAAAACATTCACCAAATAGTTTATATAGGTTATTTTTACCTAATTTTCTAGAAGACCATACCCCAGTTTTCTTATTTTCTTGGAAAGCATACCCATTAATATACCGAATCATTACTTTCTTTATTTCGTCCTTATCAGAAGAATGTAACCAATTCTTACCAATATAATCCTTGGCATCTATATTTGGATTTAAAAATATGTTATTCCACTTAACTTTCTCGTTATAATAAGCTGGCGAATCTATACGGTCATATAGGGTATTAGTCTTATTCCCTATTTCGCAATATGTTTGGAAGAAATACTCACCCAAACAACTTAAGTAACAGTTACATACATCAATTATAGCTACTTGTGATAATCCATTAATTTTAATGCATTGTTTGATCTCTTGAGGTAGTGCGGTGTAACAATTCCACATGCGACCATCTGTTTCGTTTAGTTTTAAATCTGAGAAGGTATGTGATTCAATTTCAATAAGAAGTCTGTAAATAAAGCATTTTTTAGAATCATTTGTTTCTTTATCTAATATTTCATCAACCTTGGGATAATCAAATTCTATATTATCTAATAAATTATTCTGATATTGTAAAACTGGATTAGAATAAGTTTTTTCATTAACTTTCCTATCTCGTTTACTTTGTTTAACTTTTGATTTAGTTTTAGTGTCGTATCGTAATTTGTAATAATATTCTTTATTACAATCTAATAATAGTTTAGTAGCTAATGCTGGTATCCTATATCTAGCACATTGTCCTTTAAGTCCTTTTGATTTGCCTATAACATCATAGTGGAATACGCAATCCAAATCACGATCTAACAATCCGAGTCTATCCAACTCATCGTTAATATCTTTATCTGATACTTTTTTTATTGTTTGGTAATTTGATTGGAAAAATTTGTGAGGTAAATCTATCCATTCTTTATTTGCGATATTTAATCTGCTATTAATTTTATCTAAAGTTGATAGAATTTTGGGTATGATTTGCCAATTATCGTTAAACAATGGTGATTGTTTGGTCAAGTACTCATTGGCACTTACCGAAGTCCGATTTTTATAAAATAATTTACTCATTTTTCTTTATTTGGCGTGTGGTTAGTTATGCCACACCACCCTTTCTATTACATAACTATAACGAAAGATATATAAAATAAAAATTATTTTGTTAAAACATGCGAATGTTGCTTTTTGATCATACTGTATAAAAAGAGGCAGTTGATGAAAAGTTTTAAAAATAGTTGGAATTAATCTGATTATATGCGATATTTATTCTTGTTAGTGGTTCATTTTTCTTTTTAGGCATTACCTGTTAGAGTGAGCTAGTTACTCACAAAATTTAAAGCCACATTATTTCTTACGGTGTGGCTTTCTTCTTTTACTACATAGCAAATTGACAACTCCTGTAAAATCCTCTATAATAATGATATATGATAACACCACAATATGCTGAGTACACGATAGAAACATTAAAAGCCTCCAGGCAAATGGATAATTTGTCGAGATACAACGAAAAGATTGCAAAGGAGTGTGACATTGCAAGACGCAGATATTTCCATTATCCGGATGTAGTAAATTTAAATAAATGGCTTAAGTTAAAGAAATTGCGGAGAAATCACTCCGTTTGATTATCCACTAATTCCTTGGGGATGTCAAGTTGCACAGCGATTTTTCTTTTTCGACCAAACTATTTGACAGTGGAGTAAAGGTGTCGTAGGGTAATGGTGTTGGACCAATAACGGTTCAACGAACTTAAGAAATAAAAATATGAATGATAAAAATATGAATGATAAAAATGTAATCCGTAAGAACTTAGTAGGATATGGCTATAACTTAACCAATAGTGTAATCAAACGAGATGTTGGTGATGAAGAATATGTGTTAGTTTTCTTTGAAGATGGTACAGTAAGCGTTACTTCCGATACTATTTTTGCTAGGGTTTCTCCTAAAGTATCAATACTCGACCATATTATTTATCTATGGATTGAGAAAGATTTAGGATCACGAATTGATCACGAATTTAACCGAGGTATTAAATTTGATAATTCCTCTAAATTATTGAATAATATTATTGATGATTATTTGAATATGAATGTTGTTGGTTGCTTTTTTCCTGTAAAATAATTCCAAATGAATAATCCCGCTTTAAAATTGAAGGTGGGATTATTTTTTATAAAAACTAATTATATAATAATATGAGTGAACGAATTGTAAGTTTAAAAGAACTTAATGAAATGGATTTGATGGAGAAATTAAATCCAGATATCATTATTGATCCAAATGAATTATTAGAATGTGATAGAAAGTGGGAATATTATAAAAAAGTAAGAAAACATTTAATTGATAACTGGTATAATCCAACAATGGGGAAAACAGGGTGGGGATATTTTAAACATTGTAAATAACAATAATATGAAAATTAAATTAACGATATTAATCCTATTACTATCCATATTAACGATAAGTGCTCAAAACAATAATAGATATGCTGGAACACAATCTATATTAGATCAACAAAATAAATTGATGATAAAATATCGTTTAGAGCAAACTAAATTGCATAGTGCTTTAAATGCTGCAACACGGTTAAAACAACCTACGAATGTTTATAACAATAGATTGATATGGCTTACCAACACAATATCAATTATAAAAAGTAATAATATTAATTTATCAATGCGATATAATTTGGATTATTACAATAAATCCCACCCTGTAATTAAACCAATATTAATTAATACGAATAAACCAATCGTGGATATTCCAACATTAGTTAATAAATAACTTATTGGAAGAGCGGCACATATCTTGTTACGCCACCAATTTGGATTTGCCAAAATGTTGAGGAAGAAGCATAGGCACCAGTAATTGGTGTTTGTGATGATGTGAAGTTTAAACACATCATATTACTCGCAGAAATACTATTAATAGTAATATCCATTGCCTGAGGAGCATATGATGCAGAAGTACCGTAAATCGTTGGTGGTACGATACTTGTGCCACCATCCAATACTTTATATATTGTTATATTCCGACTGTCAAGTGTATCAATACTCTGTGAAGTATATTTTTTAACTTGCCAGATAGATGTAATACTTGCTTCATCACTTAATGCTGATGCTAAATTTGGTCCAGTAATGTTAAGCGATCCAGTATAAAAACTAGCACTTGCTACCAACAATGATCCGGTATAATTAGTAATCGAGCCAGTAGCATCAATACTACCAAGATTAAGCAATAACACACTATCAACTGGACTAACAATATCAAATGGATATGAATTAGTACTAGCAGACGATGGTGTTAATAACTGTACGGATATTTGTTTGTAATCGTTATAATATAGAGTATCAAACGATTGTTCAATGTTTTGTGAAGAATTCTTCACATATTGATTATTAACGATATCGTAGTACAGTTGTAGTATGTTCATATTATTATAATAAATATCAGGATTTAATTAATTTCTTCTACTAATCCTGAACTCAATTTCAACTCCACCTTAGCTTTAATATCTGCTAATGATTCCGGATTAGCTTTTAATTCCGATAATAATTGATTATCCGAGAAGTTATTTGCTAAATTTACATAACAACTAAGATTTTGATTAATTATAAAATTAACCAATTCTTCGACATTTTTAGGTTTAGTACCCATAGAAATTGGAACCGTGTCAACGGCATCAAGCCATTTAGTTAGAATGTCAACGGTATCATCTGATATTTCAATATTGTATATTGCCATAATTTATTTGTTTTCTTTTATTTAAATATTAAGTTACTGCTGTAATAAGACCGTTTTTAACGGTAATAGTACCATCTGTAGTACCACCAGCTTTTCTATAATTTATGGTAGTAGTTATACCTGGACTTGTATCCGCAGCACAAAGCCCACCATAAAATGATCCTGTACCAGCACATCCAACATCACCATTAGCAAAGAAGGAATGTTTTATTACATTACCTAAACCGTACATTACTACACCATAATTACCGTATGGTTTTAGGTAAATATCCTGGTCATTACTTGTACCAGTTATCCCAGCGGAGTTTAGTGCTTGGTTAGCGTCAAATATCGGTATATAATATGGGGAACAAGTTTCGCTACAATAAAGGAATGATCTTAATTTTGCCCTATCGGCTTGATAGATATTATCATCGTTAATATCTGATTTAACGCAAACACCAGTAACATTATAACCACCAATTGAGCTTGAATTAGTTAATTGAATTCCGTTTACTGATATTACACCATCAGCAGTTCTAACTGGAATTGTACTTGCACCTGTAACCACAGCAGCATGAAATGTATCAACAGTATCAGCATTAGAAACATAACTAGCAGTACCTATAAATTGTGGTGTAGTAATATTACCACTACTATCACGTTGTACAATACTATATGCAAATGCACCACTTTCAGCAGTCCTTGTATTAAGTCTATAGGAGTTTTCAGCATATGCTGATGTTGTTGCGGTTGTAGCATTACCCAATAGATTACTACAAGAAATGTTACCTTGGACGTGTAATAATGCTCCCGGAGTAATTAAATTACCAATACCTACATTACCGGAGGTATTGATAAACATTTGTTTGGTATTATTGGTAATGAAATTAAGTCCGGAATGACCGACTAAACCCATAGCAGCATCATAACCACCACCCATCCAGATATGACTATTACCGAAGAAACCTATTAAAGCTTCTTGAGTACTAACCACATATCCACCACCAAGACTTGATGTTGATTTTAATTGCATCAATTCTAGTGCTGTGCCATTACCAACATTAAGTCTATAACCTGGTGTGGGTACTATATTATTAATACCTACATTAGTACCATCATCAAAGATCTTACTTGTTCCCGTTAAAGTATTCGTTGCGGACCATTTAGGAATATAATTTAATGTACCGGAACCAATATATGATGCGGTTTTTGCTAATGTTGCGGTGCCTAATAGATTACTACAAGATATATCACCCTGGACATGTAATTTTGCTCCCGGATTAGTAGTTCCAATACCAACATTGCCGGCATTATCAAATGTCATAGTAGCACCACCACCATCCAAATCAGATCTATAAACTAATAATTTACCTCCACCTTGACTGTTATCATTTGCGGTGGAATATAACATCCAATTTATTGCACCGGCAGTTGATGATGATAATTCAATTGCTGCGTGAGCATTTGTTACACTTAATGGTTGTCGTGGTGTAGTAGTTCCAATACCAACATTACCTCCATTGCCATTTAATACTAGATTCTTTGTAGAATAACTTTGGGAATAAGCTGAAATAATACCAGCATCAATAGTCGTATCATATCCAATGTTAACTGTTCGTTGTCCCGTTCCAATTCTTACAGCATAGGTTAAATCATTATTATATGCACTTGTAGTTGCTTTTTTTATGTCACATATTGTTAATGGTGAAACAGTTCCAATACCAACATAACCTGATGTATTTATTACCATTTGTTTGGTATTATTAGTAATGAAATCAAGTCCAGCTGTGCCTACTAAAGATATGACATTACTGGGAGTTTCCCCTGTCCATATATGAGAATTACCATAGAATCCAGTTAATCCCGCTTCAGTTCTAATAGCATATCCACTACCAGAAGTTGAATTAGAATGTAATTGCATTAATTCTTGTGCCGAACCACTACCAATACTTAATCTATATCCGGAATATGGTGTTGTTGCATTAATACCAATATTACCAACTGCATCAATACACATTCTTTGTATATGATTAGTTAAGAATCTTAATCCCGCAGTACCAACTACAGCCATTGTAGAATCATATGCTCCACCAGTCCAACCACTACTATTACCAAACATACCAAGTAATCCATTTTGATTACTCACAACATAACCACCACCTGTTAAACTTGATGTGTGTTTTGTTTCTATATACTCATTAGAATTACCGTCACCAACTGATAATCTATATGCTGGTTTATTTGTATGAATTCCAACATTTACACCTTGGGGATTCAATATTAAATCCATTCCACCACTGCCTGTAATAGCTGTATTTAATATTAATCTGGTTGGTTTATAACCATCAATAGTATAACCAACAATTTTACCGATTGCTTGTGCTCCAGCTAATGAAGTATGATATCCATCACCAGCACCGTAAGGAGCATCGTTAGGATTTGGTATTATGGTATCAGGTCTTATTAATTCATCATATAAGGTTGGATCAGATAATATTGAAGCAGTTAATATATTATACTGTACCTGCATCGCTGGTGTAAATCCAACCGCAGTACAAGTCATTGGAACAAAGGCAATTACTTTATATCCATCTTGTCTTCCTTTTGCCCATACTTGTTTTAAATACCAATAGGTATCAACACCAAGAAGATTATATGTTAAGTCATTTATGCCACTCCAAACGGTTAGGTAAGCATTTTGATTCTTTTGTGTTGGTCTAACAAGATATGCGGTTGACATATAACTTGAAGACATTTGAATTGCTGTAGTACTACCAACAGCATAATTATATATTGCTGCTTTACCCCACCACTCACTTGAACCGGTTACATAATTTGGCCAACCATATAATGCTCCAGAAGCAGTTGATAAACTATCACCTAATACTACTACTGAATATTGAGCAACATTATTAGCATATAAATTATTGGATGTAATATTACCAGAAGCGGTTAAATTACTACAACTGATATTACCTTGGACATGTAATAATGCTCCCGGATTAGTTACTCCAATACCAACAAAACCAGAAGAAGATATTCTCATTCTTTCAGTAGAACCATTAGTATTGAATGTAAGATGGTCAGCACTTTGTAATATAGTAATAGCACTAGTATTATCCCTATAAAATGCTCCTTTTTCTACACCGGATTGATATAAGTTAAATACCGAATATCTCGCACTTGTATCCGCTATAACACGAACTATACCAGAACCTGATACATGTAATAAATTTACTGGTGCAACTGTGCCAATACCAACATTACCTTGAAACAATGTTATTTCATCATTATATGTTGCTCCTGGTCCTCCATAACTACCTAATATTAATTTACCTATGGTATTTGAACCACCTGATAAGTTAAACATTTTTGTATAAATATGTCCTTGTGGAAATGCGTCGGAAAAGTCAAAAAATGATAATGCTGGACCTTCATTTTGAACATTCCCACCAGTTCTTAATAACCGTAATAATTCAGGATTACCAGCTGTAGCCGTTGATATTTCTAGACTTGATGATGGTGTAGTAGTACCTATTCCAACATTATTTCCTAAATTAAATATACTACTTGTTGCTGTTAAAGTATTATTATACCAAGTAGGATAATAACCGTTAGTGCCAGAACCAATATAACTTGATGTTAACGCATTTAATGTCCAACTACTTGTTATAGGATACGTTGATCCCGTAGCCAACCATTTTTGGTTATAATATGATGCAGTTGTAGCAAATGATGATGATATAGATGATGATGCGTAACTACTTGTTATAGACCATTGTGATTGTGACGCATATAAACTTGTATTAGAAACTAAAGAATTATTGCTCCATGATGATGTTCCCAATAAACTAGATGTAATACCACCAATAACACTTTGTCCACCACTGCGACCATTTAATAAAAGATATTGTTGATGATCATCACTACTTAATCCCGTCAAACTTGAATGTGCCGTAGCGTTATAAGTTGAGCCACCAACTTGACTTGTTCTTAAATCTAATACATCTTGTACCGTTCCATTACCGTCAACAATAATACGATATAATACTTTGGACTCAATATAAGGAAGATTACCGAATACTAAAGATGAATAATTATTATTTGCCTTAGCATTGTTTAAATTTACATCCTCACGTTGTCCCATTATCGACACGATAGGACAAATCGGCGAATTTGTTGCAATAATCCAATATGCTACATAATTACTTATTGCGGGATTACTTACACTAGAAGTATTTGTTAAATTATCGTAAGCAACATTGTTAGGTGATACACTTGCTTTAATATAGAAACTACCGGTAATAGGTGATACTACAAAAACACCGTTGGAATGATACATTACCCTTGATGCTGATATTGTAGTTGTCGTAGTATGTTGTATATCTTCATCTTGTATTTCGCCCGGATCTAAACTGAATCTACCTAATGATGCGGTGAATACACCACCAAAACCACTAACATATCTTGATCCAAAACAATCGTGAAGATACTCATGCGTGGCACCATCCATTATAATCCCATGCCGTTCATCCCCTGTAATACCGGTTGTACCATCCCAATATATTGTACAAACTGGAACATCCCCAGTTTGGAATGGCCAGGGTGTTAATGATTTATTAAATATATGATCACCAACACTATAGTAAAAATATGTTAATGTTCCCGGAGTATTTGAAGCTAAAGATTGGGAATCATATACTTTGGTAAATTCGTATCCATTTGAATAAACTTTGAAACCATTTGCCGGTACTGATGCGGATATAGATAATATTTTATTGGTATTGTCCCAATTAATTATACTGTCAGTTCTATTTGGAAAACCGGTTGGTTCCTTTGTAACATTATTATAGGAAGTTCTTAAACTATAACTAGCTGTATCAGATAAACTAGCAGTTAAAGCATTTAATGTCCAACTACTTGTTATGGGATATGTTGATCCCGTCGTTAACCATTTTTGATTGAAATATGATGCGGTAGTAGCAAATGATGATGATATTGAACTACTGGCAAATGAGGAACTTACTGACCATTGTGATTGTGAAGCATATAACGATGTATTACTTACAATTGAATTATTAGACCAAGAAGAAGTATAAGCATACGATGATGTTGTAGCATTTAAAGCCCATGAAGCAGTGGTTTTTGCAAATGATGCTGTTAAATTATTACATAAAATATTACCATTAACATCAAGTGCTTCTCTTGGTTGGATAAATGGATGTCCAATACCTACACTACCACTATTATCAATTTTAAAATAATTAGTACCATTATCCGCTTCAATAACAAACGAATTATCCTTATCCGTTGGTAATATCAATGATATTACAGAATTAGCAACTGGTGTATATGATCCTACTACTAATGTATCTACTTTAGCTACATCTGTTGTAATTAATGATCCAGATACCGCAAATTTATCAGCTGATCCACTTAGACCAATACCAACATTACCGGTAGTTGGACTTACCGTAATAGCATTCGTAGCATTTGCATATGAATTACTTACATAATATAATACACCATTCGGAACTGTAGTACCTTTTATATAAAAATTGGTAGCATGAAATCCATCTACCATATCAGAATTTAATGCTCCAGAAGCATATTGAGATACATTAGATTGTGGTGCATATGATGCAGTTAAAGCATATGATGCAGATATACAAGATCCAGCTCTATCAGCATAACTAGCTGAGTCAATGAATCCAGTAACATGTGACGCAGTTAAAGCATATGACGCAGATATTACATTAATATTAAGAAAACTAGATGATATTGATCCACTTAGTACTAATAATGGTTGCAATAACTCAACTGGCTTATAATAAATAGTATCACGCGATGTTGAGGTTATTTTAGTGACACTTAAATTGGTATATAAAGAATTATATAATGATGCCGTTGGGCAATTAATTATTATATTACCTTGATATACTCCACTATTATAAATTAAATTACCATAACCAGCTTGAGTATCAACCGTACCTACTGAAACCTCTAAAGCAGCTGTTGGATCATCTACGATAACTAATTGATTGGATTCACCTGTTCTACTTGAAGTAGGTTCGCACAGCGTAATAGACCAATCTAATAGATCTTTATCAACAATCTGTGACACCAATATCAATGACGAATTGGTTAAATCGTTGGCAAAGATACCGTTCTTCTGGTCGAGATATAAATTGAATGCCATATTATATAATAAATAGTGTTACCAGTAATTTAACGGACAACTCATTGATGTAAACCGTGACTTAATTTTCATAATACACTTGCACTTTCTACATTGGCATTTATATTGAAACTCTGGACATTGACGACACATAGCCATTCTATTAGTATATTCTTCTAAACTTACTAAACTTGGATCGTCTATTAGCTTTATTAGGTCGTGTTTTATATTGGAAAACTTCATATTTTCAAATTGTTGAATATTTTTATTAAATACAGAAGAAATGCTGCAAAAGTTTTGCCGATTATACAGTCGTTTTTCAATTTTTGTCGAGTTATTTTATACCAAATTCAATTGTAATGTTACACAATTTTTTAATAACCAAATTGTTCTTGAAATATCAAATTGTGATATTGTTGCTGAAACGGTTAATCTATTACCCAACCAACACGCATCACCTATACCAGTGCCTTCCAATGATATATCTGCTGATCCTGGACTTATATACGACGATATTGATTTATAGGGAACAGAATCTCCATGCAAATAACCCAGTCCTTCTTGGAATATAGCACATGGTTTTTGTGGATCTAACTTTTGATAAGTAAGATCACCATTTAAACAATCAATTCCTTTATCTAATTCACTCCAATATGTCTCCATTACATGCCAATCCAATCTGGATATAGCAAATATTTTTAATAAACTAGATAAATTACCGGATAAATCATATGGTAATGCGTTTTTATAAGCATCATTTATCCCAAATGCATAACTTTTAGCTATAAAAGAATACCCCATATTTGCTATTACATCTTGACCAAAACTTTTATTGATAAAACCAGTATCAAGCGTGGATCGCAAAGTATATCCATTTGGTAAATCTTCTAAATTTGTATTCGCTGGTACATGTACAGTTTTATAATCAATCACTGAACCATTAAAACTACATGTTTGAGTACTTCTACCATAATATGGTCCATACTCCGGATCTAGATTAGTAATTGAACTTGAACCAACGTTTTCACTAGTTTGTACTTGAAATGGTATCATCAATCTAACTTTATCCAATGCATTTATCATTTTTGAGAAATTATTAAATTGATCAATAGTACAAAAACAATGTGGAATAGGCGTTAATCCATAAGCAGTAGTTTTTTTATCCTTGGATTTAGTTGCGATATTAATACATTTACCTGTAGCTTTATAAAGTAATTTCTGATAATACCAATCACTTAAATTAGAATATCCCGGAGTAGAATATAAATAAACTTCAACCGGATTATCTAAACCTTCATAGGTATTAAACATATTGATTAATGCTGTTGTATCTAATCCTTCAGCCGCAAATCCTTCACATCCATTCTTAATATCCCATTCCAATTGTATCAATGGATCTATTTCAACCCGAGTATCTTGTGTATTATAATCTATATTAAAATCTTCATATACCATTGGTATATTTTTGGATAATATTAATCCAGTTGGTATTGAAGCAAATGGAACTTTATAGAAAGGTGCTTTAGCATATGGATTATTATAAAATTCACCAACCTTATGTGTAATCTTCCCTTCTCTTGGTTCATGTCCTAATTGTGTGAATGTCCAATTATCACCATCTATTTGTAGATAACGATATATCAACCAGTCCATCAAGGCATTCTCGTCTGTCCTATACTCCTGTTGGTTATTATTCCAATTTGCTAAGTCACTCATTAATATTGGACCATCCAAAGGATTCTCATGGTGATGCCAACGATCAGTATATGTTATTTTAATACATTGATTACCAAATAATGTTGCATTAGTATTAATTTCTTTAATTTTATAAGGCGGTTTATATATTATATTTGATTTACAATATGCTTTTAATTTATCTTCACTTGTCTCAAAAAAGTCACCATATTCACCTACATCTAACATAGTCTCATAGGTATTCATCTGCAAATCATCGTCCGCAGTACCTGTGTAATATGTCCAACCTGATGGAAATTCTGGCGTATATAATTGATCTTGACCATATCCATTGGCATATTCCTGATTCTTATTACCATATAAATCCGCCGTTAATATGCCACCTTCCACATAATTTGTATCCAAACCACCTTGATTGAATATTACATCCATATTTTTTTGTAGATACATTCTACCAAACATAGCTTTGTTATAAGCAGTTTTATCTAAATAAAATGTGGAATAATCATTAACAATCCAATCACCATCTGGATCAGGATTATCTTCGCTATAATAATTCGGTCCCCATGGATATTGTTGAGGTAAACATAACCATTCATTGCTATATCCTTGTGGATGTGCTGGTCCAAAAACCGAAGATGTAAATGAAGATATTATATTATTTTCAATACTACTTGAATAAACTTCTTTTATAAAAACTGATCCACTATTAACAATATTATTAATTAATCGTATCGTAGGTGATCCTGTAACTTGTTGTGGTGTTTCTTGTAGCCATGATCCAGTAAAATATTGTCCAATTGAATATCTTACATTATTATAAACAATATTATCCGGAGATGATCCCGTTACCAAATATTTCCATCCTGTTTTAATTTTACCGGTCTCAGCATAATCATTTATATTAATTAATGCGTTAATATATGATAAAACATTGTTGGATAAATAAACACTGGACGATCCACCTTCCATCTCATATCCAATTATATCTAAAGGTTTAATATATCTAATCCAAGATAATGGACCTTTTACATATTCATTAAAAATACTATTACCGCCTAATACTGTATTTGATAAAGAACCAGCACCATAAACCGGTAATATTGATCCACTTTGGTTATAAAAATTCCATATATCAATACCTTTACTATCACTATCCGGTGGTATTTCTCCTATGATATCATCACCATATGAATCTTGACCTAATACTTTGCTACTAAATGATCCTAATCTTAATACCCAATATAAATCGTAAATATCTGGGTTGTAATCCTTTACCTCATCAACATAGATATTAATTGATCCACCTTCACCAATTTCAACATCTTGTTTTAACTTAATACCAATTTTTGGATAATAATCCCAACTATTTTTCTGATATTTTATAGCGGGATGTAATACTTGAATTGATGATGCACTAGTTTGGGTATCAAAACTTTCTTGAACTAACTCATAACTCCAAGTTGGATTAACTGATCCTGAATCAAGTAACTCAACGAATATTGATCCTGTTACATTTTCTGCTTTAATATATAATTTACTTAAAACATATCCACTATGTAACGAATATACATTACTACCATTAATATCAAAATACGATTCGCTATGATGTGTACCACTACCCGTAATAGAATAAACTACAGGTTGAATTGAACAGGATACAAATCTTTCTCCAATATATTTTGCTTCTCCTCTATGTGGTGCTAACAAATATTGATTTTCAAAGAAATCCTGTGACTTAAAACTTTGACTATTAATTGAAAAGGATTGTGATTCCCAATATGTTTTTTCACCCCTAAAGTCTTTACAATATTGATTAATTAATGATTCATATAAAGGAAATATTGCGGTCTTGGCAACACCAGCACCACTGCCTCATATGGTCCTTCTGTCCATTCCGTCATGTTATATGATTTAACTAATGTATCGGTAGTGATATTCATTTCTTATACTATTCTTTTTATAAACTATTTTATAAAAAGTATTATTTGAATAGAAATCACTTGTATAATAATTATCTATAGTATAATTACATGTTCCATTGTAAACATCTTGTACACCCGTTTTTATATTGGTAAATTTTATTAATCTATTTGGCTTAATAGAAGGTAATTCTCCAATATCAGCATCATAACATGTGCCTATGATTTCTCTGGAAGGAGGAAAACCACCCCATGAATTATAAACAGATTTATCCGGATTTGTTACATAATATTGATTATTCTGTCGTGGTAAAAACAATGCCGGTGAATCACAATCATCTGTAGTAACATCATAACCACCTTGCATTAACATGGATTGACTATAACATTGATCAGGATCATTAGGATCAGATAATGTCATTACATTGATATCAACAACAGAAGATGTGTAATGCGTTAATCGGAAGCCTTCTTCGTTTAATTTAGCAACGGATGTTGGCGATGTAACTGCTCCAAATGTGAATTGATTTAGCGGAGTTTTTCTATTAAATGTTAAGGTTGGATCTATAGAATCTGGACTATCAGATGATCCCGTAAAATAGTTCTTATATAAGAATTGTAATCCTGTACCAGCACCAAATGTTGTGTTATTATTTTTATTTCGTAATAAAGCACAGGTATTTACGAATGTTCTCCACACGCAATCCGCAAAACCAGCCTCACGCCTTTGGTTCCAACTTTTAGCTAATGTATTCCATTGAGTAGATTGAATTGGAGCTGATCCCGTTAATATTGGGCATCGTAAAACATTTAACGATTGCGTAGTAATCATATGTTATTATATCCATCTACAAGTAGGATCAGTAGCCACTGCGGTTGAACCAGTTGCATTGGATTTAGCATTACATACTATTGATGTACCATTTGATGTGGTCTTAAATTCACCATTAACAACATTCGTTATACGTAATGATCTTACAAAATCTTGAAGTTTTCGTATTTCTACACTCCAGTTGCTATTTCCTGTTGGCCTAATAGGGTTGTAGTCCATGATAAAAATTCTATTTATAATAAATAGTGGTTACTGTTTCTTTTATAGAAACAAAATTTGCTTAAAGAAAGAGGAGAAGGTGAGTGGGTGCCATTATTTTCGGTAAAAGGAGACACAAAAAATTTGACATTTTATAAAAAGTCCTTTAGACTATGGATAGTTGGTTAACGGAAAAATAAAATTAAAATATGAGAACTGAAACAGAAGTAATGACACCTTGGATACTTGGATTTTTTGGATTATTTGGTGGATTAATGTTTTTAGGAGAATCAATTATATTGGGTATAGTTTTTATAATTGGTGCTCTTTTAATGTTAAGTGTTGGAATAAAGTTTGCCATTCGGAAAACACAAGAACAAAAAGATTATGAAGAGGCTTTATATAAATGGAATAGAGAACATAATCAAACCACATGGTTTTGGTTCCTTTGGTGGTAATTAATATGCTGCTTTATACAACCAAGTATTAATTGCTTCTGCCCATTCCCAATTTTGAGAAATAAACAATTTATTATTACTCTGTTGAGTAATACTTGGAGTTTTATACAACCAGAAACCAGTTGCTGGTAGAATAGTTTTTATAGTGAAATTAATGGATGGCCAAGTTGTTACTAATTGTAATGGTGTAAAGGTTCTATTAACCCACTCACAATGTAAATTGATATCGGATACAGAACTAATATCAGATGTAACATTTTCTCGGCGAAGTACAATATTACTCATAAAAAATGAGTCATTACCTTTTAATAAAGAACTATATAATGCCTTTTGCATAATAGCTTCATCAGTCGTTGATCCCATTATATAAACCGAATTAAAATATGATGGATATGCTGCTACCAATTGATCCCATGACATATGTTTTTCAGAAGCACCATTAAAAGCTTCTTGTAATAACGCTAAATCTGATTCTGATAATTTATTTTGAAATGTTACTACATCAGCTTTTAACCAAACGCTTTGTAACGCATCACTACCCTCAAGAAACCAATTTTCTAATATATCAATTTGGTACATTAAATCCATCTGACAATAACCTTGTTCGGATGGTTGTCCAATGTTATATTCTAGAAAATATTTTTCTGTTGCATCTCCACTTTCTTTAGCATTCTTAGTATTTTCAGCCAAAGCATAACAAGCATCAAAAGTACCTTTAAAATGACGAGTGCGTGTGTATCCCAATCGTGCAGACCAAGATCTGGAATCTTGGAGCTCATTGATGTTGTTACCTAGGAAATAAGTCATATTATAATTTCTCCAATTCTTTCTTGATAGCTTTTAATTCTACCAATGATGCTTTTTCTGTAGCATTTAATTTGCCCCATTCACTACCATATCCCGCTGCACCTTTAACATTTGCACCAGCTGATGACATTAAACCAGCTCGATGTGATTGAGAATAATCAATTTTATAATCCATTGATTTTTCTAATTCAGTTCGTTTAGTTTTTGTAGTATCAATAGTTTCTTCTACTGTGGATTCTTGTAATGTTAATTTAGCTTTTAATTTTTCTTTATCTATTCTAGCTCGTTCTTTCAATGTTTCTCGTTTTTTATTTAACATTTCCTCTTTAGCAGCAAAATCTTCTTCATCTCCACGATTATCAACTAATCCCATTTTTTGTAATAGTTTAGATCTTCCTAAGAAATTAACAGTAGATTCTGCTGGACCATCAAATGGATTATAATTCTGTTCTCTCCCTACTTGTGTAGGTGATTTACCACTTAACATACCAGCTATTCCACCCAATCCATATAATCCACCTAATGCTAATGCACCATATCCTCCTACCCTACCAGTTTTTTTAAGTAATCCAGCAGCACCACCACCACCAACTAATCCCCGAGCCCTATCCATTATTCGACCCAATCTGCCTGTTTTTGATACCTTACCTTTTTTTTGGAAATCTTCCCATTGTTTTTTTAATCTACCATTTTTAAGTGACGCTGGTTCTTCTTCTCCTTCTTCTCGATCCCATAAAAGTCCCGCAAGGCTAGCAGCTGTACCAATACCAGCACCCACAGCTGATCCCACAGCTGATCCTATACCAGACCCAACACCTTTAGTTGCAGCAGATTGAGCAATACCTTGAGCAATACCTTGTGAAATTGCTCCACCACCTATCGCTTTACCACCCGCAACACCTAATCTTTGTGTAGTAAATCCTCTTTGAGCAGCATTACTCATCGCGGCCGTCCTTGCAGCTATTTTTTGTCCAGCTCCTTGTGCAATATTAATCCGATTTTGAATTGTTAATTGTTCTTGAAGTAACCTATTTAAATTTTTCTGTAACGCTAGTTTAGTGTTATAGTTATTTATAGATTTTTGATTAAATGATCCTAAACTTTGCTCGAGTTTCCTTTGCTCACTTGCAAGTTTATCAGTATTCAGTTCTGGATTAAGAATAAGGGTCGTTTCAACTGACACAATTACCTCCAATCACATTTTTCCAAGTTTGGTTAACCGCGTTATATCTCCAAAATTTCTTTGGATGTAAAAGTTCAATAATTTTATTTTGCCTAATTAAATCTTTTTCTTTTTGGTTATTATGATATTTACTATCATATTCAAAAACCACATTGTGTTCTTTATCATACCCATCTAAATAATATAACACTTCATCTGTATGCAATTGATAATTAGGTTCAAACTTAAATCCTAATCTATTCCATTTTTCCAACATTTCCAGTTGACCAACATCTGTCCTAACTTTTAACCATTTGGTTTTAGACATTGATTCTATATATTTTTTCTTTATAGATGGTGTATTCCACGATCTTGTTGTATTATCAGACATTTTTTGAATGACATCTAATCTATTAAGTGATTCTTTATGGTTTTTAACAAAAACTGGATTTGTTCTTGCTTTTAATATTGATGCAGACATTTTTTTTCTATATTCAGGGGTACGAATAGAATCCAAATGTTTTTTTCTAACTTCATCACTTGTTCTAGATTTCAAATACTTTTCTATAAATTCTGGAGTATTTCTCATTTTTTTCATTCTCTCAGATGCTTTCTTTTTATTCTCATCAGAACATGGTGTCCCTTTATGTCCAGTTGAAGCACAAGACATACATAAACTTTTCTTTTTTTCAGCTCTATTATAATTACATTTAAGATTGCACAAGTTTTTGCCTTTTAATACAATTTCTTTATTACATTTAGGACAATTTCGTTTTAATTCAAACATAATTTTATTATATGATTATTTGTTTCCTTTTAAACATTGCCTCTTGAATGCTTCTGGATCTTTCTCAGCTTCTGCAACATCTTTCCAGAAATCATCAAACTCAGGATTATCCATTGTATTAAGTTCTAATAGCCCTTCCAACTCTAAATCAACTAAACTCCATGTTAATGCAGCGTTAAAAGGACAATTATAGCAATCATTTAAATTAATTCCTAATAACTTCCTCATTTTATAGAATAATATAATGGGTAATGGTGTAGCTTTTAATTTAGTATTTTCTTCAATCTTACCATTTTCTATCTTATCAACTGGTTGTGGAACCATTTCTAAATAATATTCATAGTATTTTTTAATCTCATCCATGAATTCTATGAAATATTCTTCAGCATCCACTTTACATTTAATAATATCTTTTTCTAATAAGTTATTATATTTTCTATACAGTGATTTATATTTTAGATTATTCCACCAACCATTTGATAGTAATTTAATTGAATCGGAATATGATCGTGATGTTATTATAAGGAATTTAACTATATCATCACGGGTAATCGCATCATTTGGTTGGTATTTTAAAGAATTAATACCTAATAACTCAAATAAAATTAGGTTCCCCAATGTTAATGGTTTTAAATTAAAAGATTTTACTTTGAATCTACATCCACTAAAAAGAATTTTATAATAATCAAATTTGTTATTTTCATTCATTATAAAATTAAGTTACTATTGTGGCCAATGAGGCAGGAGTAATAGAATCGTATTTAACTGCTTGTAGTGATATAGAAGCTCTATCATTGCTAGAATATGATACTTGCATTGGTGATATAATTGAGAAATCAGAATTAAATCTAGTATCTTCACAGTTACTTAAAGTAATTGTTGATACAGAACTAGACATTAATGCTAACAAAGTATTAACGGCAGCAACAGAATTAGTACTAGATCCACCAATTGGAGTAAATGTAATATCTACTTCTAATCTTTTACCAATTACAGTTCCACCAATCAATTCAGATTGCTGATTTACCAATGGTATAAAATCAAATGCCGGACTATGGCCCATTTGATTAATAATTGCTTTACCGTAGACTCCAGTATCAATTGATGTACCAGACATCTTACTGAGTGATCCAGTAATTCCCCAAATGTGGGCGTTTGCGTATAATGTACTCATTTTAGATTATTCCTTTAATTAAATTGTTTACCATTGTTATAAATAGTATTTTTATTGACTATTATACATCAGTTTTTATAACAGTTGACATCTGATATGCTGATGCACCACCAGGAAATGCGACTAATGGTATTATCATTAATGTCCTACCAGTATTACTTTGAGTAACACGCATTCCACCACTATAATTATAATACCCTGAAAATGGATATGGAAAATTAGATAATCTCACCCTTGAGAATGGTGCTAATAGTGTAACCATTGATTTAGCTCTAGTTAACGATGATCCAATTGGAGTGAAGGCAATCTCCACATGTAGTTGTCTGTTGGATACTTTTACACCCGTAGCATTACCATTTTTATTATAAAGATATTCCGTATTGAAATCATCAGTAAATCCTACATCGTTAATTACACCGTCTCCAAGCAATGAGGCCATACCTACATATCTTACTACACCATCTATTCCCCATATAGTAGCTGTACCATAGTTAGTCATATTATTTACTTTCCACCAATCCATTTACAGAGAACTCAGTGGTATATTTAATAAATTCCGTCTTAGTTTGATCTCTTTTATTAGCATCATCCAATTTTGATGATAAAACTGTAATTTTACTTAATAAATCCACAGATAATTCACTACCACTAACTGCTGGTAAATGTTTATTTAATAATGCGTTTAATACCCAATCTTGTGCTTGTAATCCAGTAATATAAACTGGTTTAGTTCTATTGATATGTACATTTTCTTCAATATCAATTTTACCAGTAAAAATATATTCATTTGAACCATATCCCGTTTGTAAACTACCAATTGATGATATATCCAAGAATTTTATATTAATATTTAATCCTAATGATGTGGATTCATCAATTACAGTTTGCATTTCCTGATCCAATATTAATGTTTGTACACTACCTGAAGCAATATATCCTTTGAGATGTTGCTCATTGTCTATTAACGACTTAACACTGGCTAAAATTTCTGTTAACATTAGTATATTATTGGTTCCATTTATTTAAATAATCAATAGCTCTACTTAATATTGATATATCTTCGTTTAAAAAAGCAATAGCGGTATTACAATGTTGACATAATAATTGTCTAATTTTACCAGTTTTGTGATTGTGATCTACATGCATGGCTTTTTTATTATTAAATATTTTATTACATATTGCACATTTGCCATCTTGAGTTATTAACATCTGTTCATATTGTTCTTTAGTTAAACCGTAATTATATTTTAACTGATATTCTTTTATTTTATATTTATTATTTTCGTAATATTTTACACTAGATAATTTTTTACATTCTTTACAACGCAAAGAATATCCGTTTTTATTTGTTGATTTTTTATGAAATTCATTTATATCTTTTTCCAATTTACAATAATTACATATTTGTGTCATAAGTTAATATTTAATAGGATTGGATGAATTGCCGTAGAACTGATTGAATTGACCAATAACAATTGGATTATCGGGAAGATCAATTCCAATATCACCTTTTGATATTTTACTTAAAAATTCATATGCCTTATCAAACTCATCTTTTCTAGAACCATTTACATCACTTATTTTACCAGCCACTCTAGACATCAAATTATATACAATAATTTGTTTGGCTTTAGTTACACATGATGATGGGATTAATGTCTCATCTGTTGATAACATATTCCTAGGACATCCCATTATATACGATCTAACTTCAGCGATGGTATCATTAATTAATTCTTGCATTAATGATGCTGATGTGTACATTGATCCAGTAGATGTGGTATTATAACGATCAAATTCAGCTTTACTTAAAGCGGTTAATATGGAGGATGTTGTGATAGTTTGCCAGGACATAATTTTATAATTTCCCCATTATTCTATTAGTGTTATTTAAATGACCAAAATCTGTTTCATCAGTTAGTTTCATATACCGATTTAAATTAGCCCTAATATCAGTTAACATTTGTTTTATTACAGATATATCTTTATAGTATTCCTTATTATCTTTTTCTAATTGACATACCCTACTATTCAAATCTATTAATTTTTCCGGAATAATTATATACGAAGAAACACTAACGGCCATTCCCCCTATTAACACCATTAAGGTTAATATACTACTCCATTGATCTGTCCATATTTTTAATTGTTTCATTAGCATATAATTCGGTTATTATAACAAATTAACACAAAACATTCTTCCAAGTTTTATTTACTGCGTTATATCGTAAGAATTTCTTAGGTTTGAGAATGTCTATTATTTTGTTTTGCCTAATCAAATCTTTTTCTTTTTGTTTGTTTTTGAAATGATATTTGGTGTCAAATTCAAAAGCAATTGAATGAACTGGATCATATCCATCCAGATAACCTAGAAAATCATTATCTGTTACTATATAATTAGGTATTAATTTTAATCCGGCTCTATTTAAATTTTCTATTAATTCCAAACAACCTTTATCAATAGATCTACCACACCATTTTAACATTGATTGGATATGTTTTTTACGAACATCCGGTTTATGTAATACTTTTTTCATAATAATAGACATTTCTTTTCTATTATTTGGATCTTCATATCGTTGTTTAGCTGTGTTTGATTGTTTTAATTTAGTTGCTTCGGAATGTTTTCTACCTAATTGTGACTTAGACATATTCATTCTACCAATTTCAGTAGGATGTTTATTCTTTTGACAACAACTAATACATAATTTTTTGTGTTTTCTAGCATGATACCAAGCATTCTTAGCGTATATTTTATTTTCGCTTTTATGTATTATTTCGACACCACAATCCGGACAATTTCTTTTAAATTCAAACATTTTTTAAAAAGCAGTAGTATTTTTATTGATACTACTGCTTATGATTAATTTATGATGTATCTAATTGATAATCAATATTTTATACACAATGTGCTAGCTGACTAATATCTTCTTTACAGCGTAGGAATTAGCAAATGTGGGCTGACAGTACCAATCTACGGCTAAGAATGTAGTCCGTTGATCGGGAGCCATGTAGGATCTCATATTACTGATACCTGGGCCGAATTGCAATGTTTTGAATGCTGAACGGTCGTTACGATCAGGGGTTTCTGATGCGTAAAACATCCATACTTCATTCGCATTTACGAATCCGGTAATTGTGCGAGTAGATTGTCCAGGATTACTGGCATAACCAGCAAAAGCGACTTTACATTCGATTCCAGTACCAATACCGAAACCAGTACGCATATAAGTGTTTAGAGCTGAGTAATCAGCTGTGTACATAGGCCAAGTACCACGGGTAGTGGCTGCGGTTTTGAGATAACGGAAAGCATTTGAACCAAATACTATACGATTTGGAGCGATACCGATATCTTTACCAATATCAAAATACATTGCTTCGAGTTCCGAAAGAGGATTAACTGTTACGGTTGAACCACTTGCGGTAGACCAACCAGCACCATAACCAGAAGTATGTGCTAATGAACCACTTGCGGTAGCCCAAATATCATATTCTAGACAAGTATGAGCTGAGGAAACTAATCCCTTAGCCATTGATTCGTAATGAATCATAGCGGTATCGGCATCAGTCATATCAAGCAATGCTTGATCAATAGGAGTATCAAGTGCTCTGGGTACAATGTTATAAGCGGTAGGTTTGCCACCCCAATTAATCATTGTTGCGGATTGTCCAGGTTGGCGAGTAGCATCAACATATGTAAATGGAGCTAAACTATCATATTTTTGATAGAAACCAACGGGTACGGGTACTTGAGTGAAAGGAGCCAAAAAGGGTCCAGTGAAAGCATTAACATCGTTATAATTACCAACGGTGTAATTAGTTAATGTTTTGCGAAATGTTGCATCTTGTAAGAAGTTTGCCATATTATTATATTATTCTTTTGTTAAATTATTGTTATTGAGAATTAGAACCAAGGTTTAACAGCAGGGATAATATCGTTATCAGCACCAGCGGCCAATGCGATAGCATTATATTGATACCAAAATTCATCTGGAGCACCTGCACCAGTAGAACCTGATACTGCCATTTTTTGACCAGCGGCTTTAAACTGACCATTTGAGCCAGTGGCCATTAGACCAGCACCTTTAGTTACTGCACCATTACATCGAACTTTAAATACCGGACTTGCGGTTATAATATTGATTACCGACCCAGAATTCGTAATACCATCTACGGCATTTTGGAAATCTGCGACTACGCCTAAGGCAGTCCCAGTGGAAGCGGCTAAAGCACTTACAATACCTGTGGACGCCATTGTTACAACTGTGCCTTCAGCGAGATCGGCACCAGCAGTTCCAGTTACGACTGGAATATTACGAGTTAAATAATTACTCATGACTTATTTTTACCTTTATTTTACTTTGTTTTACTGATATTTAGTCCACAAGGACCAAATTTTTATTAGTGGTAATAAATGCCACTATTATTATAATAAATATATACAATTATTATATTAAATCTATTTGTTTAGCTTGTTGCCAAGCGAAATCAAACGAAACATCTTGATCCCGTTGGATTTTCTTTGCATGTTTCATTAGATCTTCCGGTGTTAATCGTTTTACTGATGCTTGTTGAGCGTTAACGATAACCTCATCAGCCTTTATACCGGGCATATCAATGTTGTTCATTGGTTTAGTTGCTCTAAGAATCTTTTCTTTATCTTCTTTATTTACTAAAGTTAAAGCATCCTGTACTTTACATTGTTCAACATTGATTAGATTAATTTTATCTTCCAAAGCTTTTAGTTGATCATTAGCTTTACAAGCCGCACCTTCATCTACTCCACCACTAAGTAATTTTCTTATATCGGGTAGATATTTTTGGAAAATATTTAAGAAACTAGATTCAAATAATTTGATATCATCAGCTTCATCCGTATGTTCCGCTTTAACAAAATCAGATTCTAATGGTTTAATAGCTTTATTCGCTATTTCTTCATCCAAAGCACATTTTTTAGCATCGGCTTCAGCATAGGCTTCAGCTTTCTTTACTTTAGCTTCTGCATCAGCCAATCGTTTTTTGGCTTTAACGACATCATCCTCATCTAATTCAGTGGTAGGAGTAGTAGGTTCTGTTGGTTTAGCCGCTTCAACTTTTATTTGATCGACTGTTATTGATTTTTGAGTGACTATTTCCATAGATTTTTTTCTTTTTAAACTGTTAAAATACACATTACTTTTATCCATTGCCGTAATTGGATATTCCCTTAGATTCTGCAGGGCAGGTGTATCAGTAAAGGCCCCGAAACAACTACATAACGACAATAGATCATTTGTATTAGCATCAATTTTAAATGATGGACTGAAATAATTTAATATTCTATTATCTGCAGCCGCTAATCCTTCTCTGGTTAATTTTACTTTAGCAACAATACCTTTTAAAGGATTCCAAATTAAATCTTGTAAAAATGAAGTTATTGTAGTTCCATTATGGTTGAAATCACTCCAAAGTTTAGATAAATCTTTGTGAATTGATAATGTATTTGCTTTTAAATTCTTGAATGCTTCCTCATCAACATCAATTGATATAGGCAATGGTCCCATTGGTCCACCTACTACAGCATCAGAATGACCTACAGGGAATATTACAATATCAGTAATATTCTCATTATTAATTTCTAATTTGCCTTGTTGACAATTGATAATTTTTATATCCATATTATTATAATAAATATTACTCAGTCTCTTTTTCCTCAACCTTTTCTTCTTTATCTATAATTGGATTAGGTTGATTTTCTATTACAGGTTCTTCAATTTCAACCTTCTCATCTATGATAATTCCAAATTCTTTTGCTTCTTCCATGAATGCTTCATCATTGATAACATACCCCAATGATTTAATTTGTTGAATTATACTGAGCTTTTTGATATATAAATCTACATCTGGATCAGATTCAATAGCATAATAAGGTAAATTATCTAATGTTAATCCGTTCATCATTAGTATTGATTTAATGAATTGATTGTTTAAATTAGATATTACAAATTTAGCTAAATTATCTATAATCCCATTTTCTTTCTTAGCTTGTACCGATCCTAATGCCCTTGATCCATTATCACCACTATCCGTTGTTAAGTTGTTGCCTAACAATACTATATCAGCCATGCGATCACAATATAAAAGAAGATCTTTTTGAGGATTATTACTCGCATTAATTGATGATTCAATCAATTCAATATTACAACCTTCTGGACCACCAATGTATAATGAATTACCGAAATTAGATAATAATGTATTAAATGCTTGTTTGAATGTATCATCAGCATTATTAGGATAAGTTCCTTTGACCATTGGAATACCAAATTTCTCAGCTAATTTCATTAAGAATTGTTTAGCATAATTCTGATATGAATATAACATTGCTAAGGATTGATACATCCCATATGTTGACATATTAGGTGTAGATCTATTCTTATAGACGGATAATATAAACAATCTAGGATCTATTTCTTCCATTCCACCCTGTAATTTTAAGTAAATATTTTCATTAGGAATGGAATATTCGTATAGATAACCCGATATTAATCTTGTACCCCATGGAATATAAAAATTATCTACTTGATCCCATTTGTATTGTTGTAGACATAATCCCATACCATATGATGATATAATATTTTTAATCATATCATTAAATGAATTGATATTGGATATAGAATCCCCGTGCATGTAATCCTGAGCTTTCTGTACTAGATCCAATTTCTTTTTGGAATCTACAGATTCATCAAATGATTTTAATATAAATTTCTTGGAAGCAACTGAATTCTTTAAATAATCCATTGACTTAGCGATTTTAGGCCATTGGACTTCCATCGTACTGTATAATTGCCATTTGGGAAAGAATGCGGGTTGGTTAATTATCTGACGGACCATTGCGGGATCATAGATACTTTGATCAACTGTAATGTCTAGATTAGATCCATATTTGTTATATGGTAACTGAAAATCTTTGTAAACTATATCAGATGATATAGTATCATACTTCTTTTCAGAGGGTGGTAATGACTGATTAATGGGTTTCAATTGATTTGTAGCATCTTTATTAAGATTATTACTACCAAACCATTTTTTAAATAATGATAAATCGGCCATATATTATAATAAATAGTATTTTTTGAATGAATTAATTCCAAGTATCAGTTATATTCTCCCAACTACCTGATATTTGATCCATTGTTTGTGTTTTTATCTCGGATGGCATTGGAGGATTTGCGGCACCACCACCATAACCATATTGATATTTTTTAGGTGGTACTGGGATATATCTAAGTAAATTTAGTTTGGAGAAATGTTTATCCCATGCTTTCCGAGCTTGGATTACTCGTTCCTTATATCTCGGATAGTAATATTGATTTACTACATCATCTAGATATTCATCAATGAATTGTTGCCGATCCAATTCTTCTTTTGGGGTTAATTCGGTTTCAAAAATTGATAATACTGACATATTATAATAAATAGTTTGACGTATTTTAAATCTGAGATATATTTATAAACATAAATATTTACATTATATATTTATAAATTATTTCTCCTATAGGTCTAAACCACACGGATGTGTGGTCACTGGTAACTATAGGAGTTTTTATTTATACCGGAACCCATCCAGATACAACATACTCAACATCAGTATCAGTACTAGCATGTCCTGATGCTAACAATGTTGGGTTTTGTATGAAATTCCATTTATTTAAACTAACCCACTCATCAGCATTCTGTAATACTTGTCCAGCCCACATCATTCTTGCTTCGTGATGATCTGTAGCCGGTGATTCGTTCTTGATGTTATCAGCCAATCGCATTGCAGCAATTGCACATTGTTTCCATAAGTTACCTTCGGAATGTAATAGATCGTACTGGGTGATATAATT